GCAAACACGACAGGTACACAAAATACAATAGTTGGTAAAAGTTGCGGTGCTGCAAACACTACAGGGAACTACAATGTAGCTATGGGAACAGATACCTTCTCATCTAATACAACAGGATCAAACAATACTGCTATTGGTTGGCAATCGCTGGTTGCAAACACAACAGCAAGTGGTAATACAGCTGTTGGTTTTTCGGCTTTAGGAGCAAACACGACTGCTTCTGAACAGACTGCGGTTGGCTATAACGCTTTGTTATCAAGCACAACAGGACAATCTAACACAGCAGTGGGTTATGCAACTTTAGATGCAAACACAACTGGTGAGCAGAATGTAGGAATAGGAGCATGGGCTTTAAGTGCGAATACAACTGCAACTGGTAATGTTGCAGTAGGAAATAATGCTCTAGATGCTAATACAACAGGAGCATATAATGTTGGTATAGGTAAAGATGCTTTAACAGCAGCCACAACAGCATCAAGCAACACAGCCGTTGGTAAAAGTGCAGGACAAGCTGTAACTACAGCGACTCATAATACAATGATCGGATTTGAAACTGGTGAAGATAATGTAACTACAGGTTGTTGTAATACTTTGCTGGGAGCATTAACTGAACCTTCTGCTTCAGGCGGTGGTACACAAACAGTTGTTGGATATAATAATACTGGTTATGCAAATGATTACTTTACTTATGTTACTCCAGACGGAAAAAGTTACCTTTCTATAGGAGCTACCAGTTGGGGAGGAACATCAGATAGGGGTTATAAAGAAAACATTCAAGCCTCAACAGCAGGACTTAGTTTTATAAATGATTTAAGACCTGTTACATTTACTTACAGAAAGAAAAAAGATATAGAAACTGATTTACAGGGATATACAAATGATGAAGTTGAGGGAGAAAGGTACTATAAAAACGATTCAACTGTAAATCATGGGTTTATAGCACAAGAAGTAAAAACTGCTTTAGATAATCACCCTGAAGTAAAAGACGGGCATAAAATTTGGCTACCAAAAACACCAGAAGGCGATGGTCAAAGTCTTGCGGAAGGCGAAATGATACCAATGCTTGTGAAAGCAATACAAGAACTTTCAGCAAAAGTTGAAGCATTAGAAAATAATTAATAATAAGGAGAAAAAAATGGCAGTAACTAAAACCTTAACCACAGCAATACCATACAACAAGAGTAGTAAGGTACAACAGTGGGATTTAGGCATGACCTATAATCAAGGCAGTAAAAGTGCAAGTCCCCCGACTTACTACGAAAGCACCTTTAGTGTAAGTGTCCCTGCAAGTGTGACTGATCCAGCAACAGGAACCGTCACTAACAACTTCACGCCCAAGGCGGAAGGCAGTTGGACATTGGCTGAATTGACGGCTTTATGCCCTGTGTCACAGTGGGACACTATATTTGCGAGTCAGTACGACAGCGTCATTACCAATCCCCCTGACGATCCAGTACCTGACCCAGATTACGTTATCCCTAGTTAAGCATGGCTTACGAAAGGGCAGATGGTGAAGGCACTGTTGACATCTATACGATGCCAGCTTTTTTTATGCTAAAGGCAGAGATACCAGAAAAACTGGTAGACGGCTTAAATGATTATCTGGATGAATTACGAGAAGATGAGGACAGGGAATCACTAGCGAAAACCCTAGTGGGACAAATCCATCAGGGCGAACAGCTAAACATTCCCCCTACTGACGATGAACGTATTCAGCCTTATGTAGCGTATTTGTGTGATTTAGGAGCAACCTATATCAATCATTTTAGCCAGTCCACAGGGGTTATGTTTAAAACTAATAAACAGATAGCCTTGGATGAACTCTGGTCGGTGCATAGTTTTGAAGGGGATTACAACCCTATACATGATCACGGCACTAAAACGATTATGGGTATATCTACAACGACTTGGACTAAAGTACCGCAACAGGTATTAGACCAACCGACATCAGGAACACCTGAATACAGTTTATATAATGATTCAGGTCACAGTGACGGCTGTTTAGCCTTTAGCTATGGAAGAAATAGTTTAATTGATTCAGACCGATTATTCCCTCCGCAAAGTGCAGTGGTTAAGCCAGAGATAGGGGTACAGTATATGTTTCCTTCAGGCTTACAGCACATGGTATATCCTTTCTTCGGAGAGGGTGAGAGAAGAACAGTCGCAGCGAATTTGAATTGCTGGGACATACAGGAAAAACAATGACAGAAGAAGTAAAAAAGGCACATGAAATTTTAGAGGAATCTGGGGTTGAGCCTGTAATGATTGACCCAGTAGAAACTACGGAAGTGGCTATAGACCCTTTAATAACTACTAAAGTAGCGTATGTAGAAAACCTACAACAGGAAATACAAAACTTACAGGAGCAGAGGGCTTCCTTGCAATATCAATTGGATATTAGAGTAACAGCTTTAGCTATGTATCAAAGTACATTAGAAATTAAAGAAGAAGAACCTAAAGAAAATGGTGAAGATAAAGTTTAACAAAATAAAGAGGTAAAATATGTTAATAACAATAGGATTAATAATAAGTGCAATAGTGTTTATTGCGTCATCAATCGCAGCTATTACGCCTACACCCAAAGATGATAAATGGATAGGAAAACTATACAAAATCATTGATGTGTGTGCTTTAAATATTGGCAAAGCTAAAGACAAGGCAAAAAAGAAATAAATGGCTACCGCCGAAGAAGCATTTATAAAAGTAGAGGCACATGAAAAAGAATGTGCTATTCGCTACGAGCATATAGAAAAAAGACTAGAAGAAGGTTCAGAAAAGTTTAAACGACTTGAGTTAATTCTTTGGGGGCTTTATGGATTAATTGCTGCTTCTTTGGGGATAGATAAATTACTTTAAAACAATGCCCTTACAAAAGTTTATTTTTCGACCTGGAATAGATCGTGAAGGAACTGACTACTCTAACGAAGGCGGTTGGTTTGATGCGAACTTAGTTCGTTTCCGTAAAAACTTACCCGAAAAAATTGGAGGTTGGGCTAAAAACACACTCAATACTTTTCAATCCACGGGCAGAGCATTACACGCATGGGTTAATTTAAGTTTAACTAAGTATTTAGGTTTAGGCACCACCTGGAAATATTACATTCAACAGGGGGATGTTTTTAATGATATAACTCCTATTAGAGCCACAACATCAGCAGGGGATGTTACTTTTTCTGCGAGTAATGGGGACGCTACCCTTACTGTTACTGATGCTTCTCACGGAGCCGTAGAAAATGATTTTGTGACCTTTAGTGGTGCAGCTACTTTAGGCGGTCTTATCACTGCTACTGTATTGAACCAGGAATATCAAATAGCCACTATTGTTAATGCAAATAGTTACACTATAGAAGCCAAAGATACCGATGGAGATGAAGTGACGGCTAACAGCAGTGACAGTGGCAGCGGTGGAGGTTCTGTTGTTGGTGCGTATCAAATTAATGTCGGATTAGACGTTTATGTAGAATCTAGTGGGTGGGGAGCAGGTCTTTGGGGAGCAGGCACTTTTGGTAGCATAAGTGCGTTAAGTGATACTAATAATTTACGTCTGTGGTCGCACGATAATTTTGGTGAAGACTTAATAATGAACGTAAGAGCAGGTGGTATTTATTATTGGGACACCAGTGCGGATTCATTAGGTACGGATAGGGCAGTAGCTTTAAGTGCCCTCTCTGGGGCTAATTTAGCCCCGACTAAAGCCTTAGTTACTTTAGTTAGTGATATTGATAGGCACGTAATTTGTTTTGGGGCGGATCCCATTTCAGGGAGTTCACGAACAGGTTCTTTAGACCCTATGTTTATTGCGTGGAGTGATCAGGAAAACGCAGCAGAATGGGAACCTAAATCTACTAATACTGCAGGTTCTTTTAGGCTTTCGGCAGGGTCTTCTATTATAGGAGCTGTACGAGCAAGGCAGGAAACTCTGGTCTGGACGGATACTTCAATGTATTCTATGACATTTGTAGGACAGCCCTTTACTTTTGCGACTAACCTAGTGAATGAAGGAGTGGGTCTAATTGGTCCTAATGCTGCCATTAATACACCTAAAGGGGTGTTTTGGATGGACAAAAAAGGGTTTTATAACTACACAGGGCAAATTAATGACGTTCCCTGTAGTGTACAGAATTATGTATTTAGTGACTTAGCAGAAGGACAATCGTTTCAAATCTTTGGGTTTTTAAATAAAGAGTTTGATGAAGTAGGTTGGTTTTATTGTTCTGAGGGGGAAACGGTAATTGATCGCTATGCGGTTTTTAACTACGATGAACAAGTTTGGAGTATTGGGCAATTAACTCGTACCGCCTGGATAGATGAGGGAATTTT